AACTTTCTACCAGAACACTTTACAAATCCCCCTGACATATCGCAAACTAAGGGAGATATAAAGATTTCTGCTGGTATTACTGCAATGACCAGAGCAATGCAGAAAGGATTATTTAAAGTATTTCAGAGTTGTCACTTTTGGCAACAGGAATATGGGACTTATCATTTTGGTGATAACGGTAAGATAGTAGACAAAGAAGACGATTTGATGTCTGCCACACGATACGCATTCCAAAGTCAAAGGTTTGCACAGGCATCTAAATCAAATAAAAGAAAGCGACCTTGGGAGACCAAGGAGACTAACAACTACAACTGGGTCACATAATGGCAGTTTCCAACAAAGACTTACTAACCGCAATTAGATCATACGAAGATAATGTATCTGACCACATGGACAGCGATGCAGCGCAAACTCGCGCTGATCTTATTGATTACTATCTTGGTGAGCGATACGGGAATGAACGTGACGGCTACTCGAAAATCGTTACCAGAGAAGTCTATCAGACTGTTGAGAATATCAAAGCCGATGTTGCCGAGCTTTTCATTGCAGACGATGAGACTGTTAGATTCGAGCCAGAAGGCCCAGAAGACGTAGAAGGCGCACAACAAGCAACCGATTACGTTAGATATGTATTTTACCGTCAAAACGATGGCTTTAGCGTAATTTTAGATGCTTTGATGGACGGCCTTCTCCAGCGCCAAGGTGTTATAAAGCGCTGGCGACATATGCAAGACATGGTGACTACTCACACTTTTGAGGAAGTGTCAGAAGCTGCATTCGCTATTTTGATGGCAGATCCAGAGGTAGAAATTACTGAGTTTGAAGAAGCTATTGATGAGCTTACACAATTAAGTGTTTACAGCGGTAAACTATTGAGAACCAAGACTCAAAGCGAAACTAAAGTAGAGGTAATTCCACCTGAAGAGTTTGCAATAGATAGAAATGCAGTCAGTGTAGAAGAAGCTAAGTACGTTAGACAAAGAAAGCTTGTATCTAAAAGCGACTTACTGCAAATGGGTTTTGATGCTAAAAAAATTGAAAAAGCCGCAACATCTTCTGGGTATAACGAATATGACTCTCCTGAAAAAATTGCTAGGGATTTTGATGGCGATAATTATCATGATGATGATGACAACACTATTGCTCCTGTTTACGATTTGCACGAAGTTTATATGCGGTATGATCGTGATGAAGACGAATATGACGAGCTTATTAAAGTCTGCAAAGTAGGCAATGTTGTCCTTAATATAGAAGAAGTTGATGAGATACCTTTTGTTATATGGACTCCTATCCGTATTCCACACAGACTAACAGGTCTTTGCCCTGCTGATGCAGCGGCTCCACTCCAAAAAGTTAAAAGTACACTTTGGCGTAACCAGTTAGATAACCAGTACAACCTTAACAATGGCCGTCCTGTTATCGTAGAAGGTCAGGTAGACCTAGACTCAGTAATGAGCAGCAAGCCCGGTGCGCCTTACATCGTTAAACATCCTAATGCTATCTCATTCCCACAACAACCTTCATTCGGCCAGCATACTTACAACATGATGGGTATTGCTGATCAAATGCTAGAGCAAAACGTAGGCTCTACAGATAACTCTATTAGCCCTGACATCCTGCATGGCAACACAGCGGCGGGTGCAGTTAGCCAGGTTCTGTCTAAACGACAGGCTAGAGTAAGACTGATAGCAAGAGAGTTTGGTGAATTTTTACGCAAAGTCTTTATGGGCATCTACGAGTTAGAGATTGCTTATGCAGATGACAAATCTATATTCCGGCTAGACAATAAGTTTGTAGAGGTAGACCCAAGACACTGGCACGCAAGAAAAGACGTTACAGTTCTTGTTGGTTTAGGTAATGGATCTAAGACTGAGCAGTTATTCCATATGCAACAAACTATGGCTGCACAACAGGCTATGCTTAGCGCTGGCGGTATGGGGATTACTGTTACACCACAGCAGATTGTACAGTTGCAAGAAGATATGGTAAGACTGTATGATAAGAGCGCACACGGTAGGTACTTCACAGAGCCACCTGCTGAGTTTACAGGGCAACCTGAACCACAGCCACCATCAGCGCAAGAACAGGCGTTAATGGCGCAGGTAGAGATAGAGAGAGCCAAGCTTGAGCTAGATAGGCAAGAGCTGGCTCTTAAAGAACAGCAATTCATGCTTAAAGTACGAGAGCATGAAGATGAGAACGAATTTAAGTTAGCGGAACTTAACTTGGAGGCACGCAGTGAGAGAGCAGTCAAGATTGGTAACTAGTCTTGTTAGTGAGAGCGCAAATAACGACACTAAGTTAAAAGTAGCAAACGGAGCCGCAAGGCTTATTGAGGATGGCGCAGTACAGTTTATTTTTCAGGAGATGGAAGATAATCTATACAGGGCTTTTTCTGGAGTGCAGACACCCGAATTAGGTGAAGCTCTTTGGAGAGAGGTTAAGGTAGTTAAGGCTTTAAAAGAGAACTTGGAGTGGTATGCAAACCAACGAGAAACACTCGGAAAACAAGTCCGAGGAAGATAAAGAATATTACATCGTATCTGGCGATTTGGTTAACTGGATGCGAGGAGTAGCGTACACAAAGCTTTCGCTACAAGAGGTAGATGGGTTTACTGAAGAGTTGTTTAATACACCAACTTTTCAGCAATACCTTGATTTACAAAAAACTAAACCAAAAATTATCACTTAACAAAGGATAACGGCAAAGCCGACCCTTCAAGGATATTAAAATGAGTAATGAGAACAATCTTTCGGGACTCTCTATAAACGACCCAATTACAGAAACTGCTGGAGTAGAAGCGGTGTTGGGCATGATTAACCCTGTTCAAGCAGGACAAGTTGAGAATGATTCTGTACCTGAAGCTGAGTTAGAGGAAGACTTTGTAGAAGAGTCTTTTGAAGATGAAGCTGAGGAAACACTCGATCAAACTGAAGACGATGAGTTGGAAGAAAGTGATGAGCCAGAAATGTCTGGTGACATCGAGCTTGACGACAGCGAATACGATTATTTAGTTTCTGCCAAAGAGTTCTTGAATGAGAACGGTCTTGATGATATTGAAAAAATCAAGAGTGGCATATTGATGCAGGGTGATTATACCCGTAAGACTCAGGCGTTATCTGACGAGCGCAAGGCATTTGAGGCAGAGCGAAACACATCTCTCGAAGAAACAGCAAGGCTGTTAGAGGTGGCTCAAGCAATGGTATACGGTCAGCGACCAACCCATACAACTCAAGAGCTTTTAGCGTTAAAAGAGTCAGATCCCTATGCTTATGAGCAAGCTTTAGAAGCAAGGGTTCTTTACGAACAAAAGGAATCTGAAATAAACGGTGTAGCCAGTAAAGTATCAGAGCAATACCAAGCACAACAAGCAGAGCAGTTACAGGCTCAATCAGCGCAACAGGCAGAATTGTTAATTCAATTAGAGCCTGGATTTGCAGACCAGAAGGCTGCAACTGAGAAGGTGGGCGTGATGACTGAGTATTTTGAGAGCATTGGGGGCGACCCTGAGATGCTTAATACTGTAAATGACGCTATTGTGTTAAAGGTGTTACACGATGCTGCAATGGCTAGTAAAGCCCAAAAACAGGTGGCTGAAAGTAAAGCTCCTAAGAAGAAGACTTCTAAAACTGTTATAAGAAAAGGAACGTCAAAGGGTCGTGCGGAAAAACAGGCTGCGGCAAAGAAAGCTAAAAGACAACAAGCTGTCCAAAGGGATGGTTCTATTAGCCAGCAAGCTGCCGTAGATTTAATTCTCGATTCTTTTAAATAGGTAAATTATCATGGCTACAATTTCAAACGCAGTGTCTGCCAAAGCTCTTGGCGATGCAAGTAACATTCGTGAAGATTTAGGTAACGTAATCTTTAACGTATCTCCTTTTCAAACTCCTTTTACTTCTGGTATTGCTACCAGCTCAGTAACTAATGACAACCATGAGTGGTTGACTGACAGCTTTGCTGCTGCAATCAACAACAACGAAAATGTTGAAGCTCCTGCCTCTATTACAGCGACAGTAGACACTCGTACTCGTAAAACTAACAACGTACAGATTGCACAAAAATCTGTTATTGTTACACAAAAAGCTGAGTTCTTTGATCGTGCCGGCATTCCTGGAAAAGAAATGGCTTATCAGTTAGTTAAAGTTGGTAAAGAACTTCAAATGGACGTAGAGTCTCAAGTTCTTAGCTTGCACACAGAAAAACGTGCAGGTACAGCCTCTGATGCTGGTCGATCAGCTAGTTTTCCATCTTGGATCTTAGCTAACCAATCGGTTGGTGGTGGTTCAGGTGCAGCTAACTCTGCTTCTACTGGCTCTACCGGCCCTACACCTGGTACTAACCGAACATTGACAACTGCTATTCTTGACGGTGTTCTTGACGGTATCTGGGAAAACTCTGGTGATTTTGCAAACTTGAAAATAATGGCTTCTGCGGCTGTTGTTGCTAAAATCCGAAGTGAAGTAGATGGCATGGCTGACAACGTAAACTCTGATCCAGCGACCGGTGAAATTTACGGTCGAGTTGCTGTTTATGTTTCTCAGTTTGGTCCTGTTGCTGTTGTTCCTAACAAGCACATGCCAGCTAACACTATTTATTGTGTAAACATGGACACTTGGGGTCTTGGCGTAGCTGGTGGTCAAAAAATCCATACCACTGACATTGCTACTCAAACTTCAGCAGAACAAAAATTGTTACAATGCTACTACTCTTTGGAAGCTCGTTCTGAAGAAGCAAACGGCGGCATCTACGCAATTACTGCTTAATAGTAAAAAAAGGACGGGGAGCTTCGGCTCCCTTTTCCTGTAACTAGGGGTTTATTATGAAAATGAAAACACCAAGTCGTAAAACTAAAAAGAAAAATAAAAGCACTAAAGCTCTTCCAAAGCGTGGAGGACGTGCAGCTACTAACAAAAAGAAAAGAACATATTGATTAAAAATCAAAGCGTAAGTAAGTTATGGTTAAAGTTAAAAGAAAGTCAAAAGTAAACGAGGCTGGTAACTACACCAAGCCTACTATGCGTAAAAGGCTTTTTGAAAAAATTAAAGCAGGATCAAAAGGCGGTAAGCCTGGCCAATGGTCTGCTCGGAAAGCTCAAATGCTTGCTAAAGAATATAAAGCTAAAGGTGGAGGCTATAGGTCATGAAAGGTGTTAATCATTACACTAAAGCTGGCAAAAAACATACTGGCGGCAGTCACAAAATGTCAGATGGAACTTTGCACTCAGGCAAAAGCCACTCTAAATCTAGCGTTAAATTGTTCCATTATGGCGATTTAAGCAAGACTGCAAAAGCAAAAGCAAGAAAATCATGGCGTTAAAGAAATCACAAAAGTCCTTAAAGAAATGGACTAAGCAGAAGTGGAGAACAAAGTCGGGCAAAAAGTCGTCTGAAACTGGCGAAAGATATTTACCCACTTCTACAATACAAAGGCTTACGTCAGCAGAATATGCTGCAACTACAAGAAAGAAAAGAAAAGATACAAAGGCTGGAAAGCAGCATTCAAAGCAACCAAAGCGAATAGCTAAGAAAACTGCAAAGATGAGAAAGTAATGGCTAAAGTTAGGATAAAACGTAAGACAGACCCTAGACTTGCAAGAGCCGGGGTTTCTGGTTACAACAAGCCTAAAAGAACACCTAATCATCCTACTAAGTCGCACATTGTAGTGGCAAAGTCAGGTGATCAGATCAAGACAATACGTTTTGGTCAGCAAGGAGCAAAGACTGCTGGTAAGCCCAAGAAAGGTGAGTCAGAAGCAATGAGAAAGAAACGAGCGTCATTTAAGGCTCGTCACCGTAAGAATATAGCCAGAGGTCCTATGTCTGCGGCTTACTGGGCTAACAAAGTTAAGTGGTAGGAGAGAGAATGTCTAAGATTTACGAAGAAAAACTAAATGGAATAAAAGAAAACGTCCATTACGATCAAGAAACCATCTATACGCATCATCAGCAAGACATTACAAAACTGCTAGAAGACAACAAAAGAAAGCGTAACGCAACAAGCGATTGGATTAAATACGATCCTAAAAAAGATTACCATCAAGTGTTAGATTTATCTATGACTGATGTGATGAGAATAAAGTCAGAGCATGGCGTAGATATTTTAGGGCAAAATGTAGACTGGAAATATGTGTTTAAGTTAATAGAAACACATTATCCATATATGAAAACCACAACAGCGAGACTGTAATGGCATTAGCAACAATAACAGACATAAAAGCAGCGGCAGCTGACTGGCTTAACAGATCAGACTTAACATCTCAGATAAATGATTTTTATAGTCTAACTCTGTCTGACGTTGCTCGTAAGTTAAAAATACCTTTAATGGAAAACGTCCAGGATAAAACTATAAGCTCTAATGAGGCTACGGCCAAAAAGTTTTTAGAGCCTTACGCTGCATCAAACATTATTTCAATTACTGACAGCAAAGGAAATATTCTTGAGCCTGTAGATTTTCGTGAATATAGGCAATACATTGATGATAGCGGATCGGCAAAGGTTTTTTCACACACAGGAGGATTTATATATATTGGCTCTCCTCCAGCCGCAAACGATGTTTTTACTATTCAATACAAATACCTTTATGCTGAAGGTCTTAATAATTACCAATCCGAACTGGGAGTAGCAGGACTTACTAATTTTTATGACTTGCTTCTTTACGGTATACTTATGCACGCCTGTGTTTATTTAAAAGACGACAATAGAGTTCCTCTTTTTAAGCAAAAATACGATGAATTAATAATAGATGTCAATAGAAACATAAGATTAAACGGAAGAATTAAAGACGAAAGTATAGCTGTTAACGGAGGACCACTAGCGTGAGTTCGCAAATAATTGAAACAAATCCAACTTCAGGCTCGGCTACAACCTCTAGCGTTAGAGACAACTTTGGCTTTGCAAAAACAGAGATAAACAATCTTGAGCGAATGACTGAAGATAGAGTTGTTACTACTGGCGATTACGATGTACAAGTTGCAAATTTTACTAATGATGTAACTTTGGCTGAAGGCGTAAGAATATTAATAGAGATTGGGTCTTTATCTGGCGGCGCAGGAAGTGCAAACGACACTACAACACCTACTTTAAATGTTGATAGCACTGGAGCAAAAACCATCGTTCGTCAAGACGGATCTGCTCTTGTTGCTGGAGACCTAAAAGCTGGTCAATACTGTGATTTAATATTTGATGCAACAGCAACTAAATGGGTGTGGTTAAACAGCCCTTACGCTCAATTAATTACTTCTTTAAAAGAGGAGATAGCAGCTAACGTATATCCTGTCGGCTCTATCTTTACAACTACTACTAACTATAGCGATTCTAGTAACGGAGCAGCGGTAACAACTGCCCT